CCGGCAGCGTCCCCGGCAGCGGCCCTGGCAGCGTCCCCTATCTTGCCGTTCGCGAAGTCACGCGCAGCCTGAATAGCCTTCGCAGGCCGATCATCCTTTGGCAGCACTTTGTAGAAGATCGGAAGCACTCGTTCAGCCATATCGGCCGCAGCGAGACGCATTGACTTTTCATCGAGAAGTCCAACGACCCGCAGCAAGCGGGCCTGCGCGAATGCAGTCTTCTCGCCGTTTCCGTCTTGGTCGCCGCGACCTTCCGCCTCGCAAAGATAGCCAACAATCGGAGCGCGTGGCAACCAATCTACAATCGCCTTTGCGGGGATCAAGTGATAGCCGCTATTGCACGCGCGGACGTTGTTAACCTTTGGCATCCATTTGCCGGGCTTGCCCTTCGTTGGCGCAAACCACTTGCCCGAACCTCCGTGGATCGGCATGAAGTCGGTTGAAACTATTTTGTAGATTTTAGTCATTTCAGTACCCTCCGTTAGATGTCAATCAGAGCCAATGCTTGACATAAGCTATGACCAAAAACGTGGCTAGGATAAATGGCGATGCCACAATCCAGCGATTGCGTCTTTCATAGTTTACGCCAAATCCGCCTTGAAGGTGCGCGCCACGCAGGTTCGCTCCCGCTTTATTCTCAGTCATGTTGCCCTCCGGCTGTTTCAGATTACCGCGAACGCAAACCACGCACACGCAATCAGGATCAAGTAAGCCCACGCCAGCCGTTCGTACCATGGCTTCGGCGGGTGGTAGTCGTTTCGGCCAAGCATCTGTGCCTCCCTGCACTTCCATGCGCGCACCATGTCAGTCATGGTAGCACCATTCGTAGCGGGGCTGCACCAGAAAAGTGTAGTCGGGCATCTCCATGGCGGGCATACGCCAGAGCAAGGCCAAGGCCACGAATATGGTACTCATGCTGGCCGCACCGTGAAGGTCGCATCCTCGGGGACGATGTCCTGAATATATTCCAAGACTGCGTACCAATGTACAAAGCTCTTGTACCCGTCTTCGATGCCAACAGGCTTGACCAGCGTCCAGGTCACAATCCATCTCATGGCCGCCTCCCAACGAATACACCAAGGTAGAATACGATCAAACATGCCCATACGGGCGTGAGAGCCATAAACAATTCCATGTCATTCTCCTTTTATGCCTGCCGCTTCGGCCTGGGCGGCCGTGATGATTTGATCGGGGCGGATGAAACCTTCCGCCCCGTCCGCCCAGCGCACCCAAACATTACGTCCAAGGTCTTTTTCTATTGCGATGGCCTTGAAGGCCCGCACCGCGTGTGCTCCGAGACGGCGAAGATCGTGGAAGGAGAGCTTTCGCCGTAGGTCGCGATCCAGCGCGGTCACGTCATACCAGCGGTCCCATTCTTCCAGACTTGCGCCAGATGCCGACTTGGCTGCTTCTCTCAGCTTGTCGGTAATATCGTGGTCTTCGGTCATGGCTCAGCCCTCCGCGTTGATGCCAGCGGCTTCGGCTTGGGTGATGGCGGCCTGCACCATGTCGCAGTCCGCTTCGTAGTAATGCCGTTCGACTTCCTTCAGCGCGGCCAGCATGGCGCGGGCGGCGTCTGCTACTGCGGGAATGTTGGCGTCATAGTCGCTAAATTCTTTTTCCATCAGAACCTCCATGCGTGAGGCACAGGCCAGAAAGCGGCGATGTGCAAGAATACTATCACAGTCTCGAAGACGTAAAGCCCTAAGTCTGTCCATTCGTCTCTCGGGTCATGGCATTTCGATTGCGTAGCGGCAACCATCGTCAATGAGCAATAGACGCTCGCCCGCATTCAAATCGGGTTTGCCCAGCGTGATCTCGCCGTCATGTATCTTGGCGTCCACGGCCTGCATTACTTCGTTGGGCGTGAGCCATTCGTTGTATTGTTTGTAATAGTCGCACGCCTTGGTGAAGTTCACAAAGAACGATGTACCAATGATAGTCATGTTGCCCTCCGCAGTGTTTCACGCGCCACAGTTTTCCACAGGCAGACGAGCCCAGCCATACTAGGGAAATCGCCATGAGCCTCGAAAGCTTTTCGATAGTTAGAGAAGCTCAGACTATTCCACACGCCCAACGGAATATCGTTGTAGTGCTCATCCGTTGATTTGCGCACCCGCTCCATGATGTGCTTGGGTGCCCGGCTGATGCCAGCCGTCTTTGCGATAGCGAGGTAGTATTCATGGAACGAGCACTTGCCGCTCATGTAGTCTTTGCGTGTTAGCATGTTGCCCTCCGGCTGTTGTCGAGTAATGCCCCCAGCCTTGGCCAGGGGCATTGGTCGCTAACAGTCAAGCTCGGTGAAAAACCCTTGATCGCCTTCGTAGAATTTGACCTGTGTACGCCCAGCAAGCTCGGGAAATTGCTCGATATCCTCCGGTTCAACGGTGAACGTCAATACTTCTCCGTCGTCATCGTCCGCGCATCCGTCAAGATAGACGGCATAGAAGTATGGGGCGTAAACCGCTTCGGCTTCAAATTTGCCAAGAGACTGAATGATGCCGTCTCGCACTTCGTATGTATCTTCGATTTCTCGCCTAGTCATTTTACCCTCCGTTGTTAACACTGTTTAGAAGCAAACAACTCCGCGACTTGCGCTTCGAGCTTGGCCACGCGATCAGCAAGTGATGAAACCGGCTGACGGCCCTGAATAGGGTTCGCGGCCGGCGCGTCCAGGTGCTCGGCAGTCGGCGCGAACCACAAATACGGGCGGTACTCTCGGCCATAGCGCATTGCCGGTTCACCACGTTTGACGAAGGGAAAGTATCCCTTGCGCGCTAGGTTCATTACCTTGGCACTAAGCTTGTTGCGCGCCGCCTCATCGCCAAGCGAGTTGACGCCAAAGGCACGTGCTACGTTTTTGAGTAGATAGTTAGAGGAAATTGAAGCGCCATCTACACACAATGTAGCGCACAACTTTCTTACCTTATTGATCACATCTTGGTCGTTCATGGTTGCCCTCTTACGTTATCTAAGCCTGGATCGGAGTAAGATAATAGATACAGGGTTACGTGTGTGGGCATCTATCCTCCGGTAGATCGGACGACGCCACGTTGTACCCTGTATCATATGTTATACTCCGAAGTCAAGTAAGTTTTAGAGATTATTTAGTATTCTTTTCGCGCCTTGGCATTTAGCGTGCAATATCCGCTGGCCACACGATGTTGTGGATGATCCAGGACCACACATGCATGTCATGTTGCATTGGACGCTAGTCCTGGCCACTTGCGTTGCTTGTGAACGTCCACAGCCATCCATTGACTTGTACGAACTCTTGTTCGTCCGTGTCCCATGCCTTGAATGAACTATCTAAATCGGTGTTAGGCTTGACCAGCAAATACAGTTCTTGCCCTTGGCCATTGTCGCCTGTCACTTCTATCGTGTAGTCCTGCATGACTGCAACGTTGTCTGTCATATCATCCTCCGTTGTTGAGACTGTCGAGTAATGCAGCACCACGTGATGCTGCATTGGTCGCTAGTCCTGTTTGACCATTTCACGCATACCAAGCTCGCGGGCCAATTGAACAAACCACTGGCGTGCTTCCTGATGCTTGCCACAAGCTAGGTACGCGATGCACTTGGCCATTGCCCTGCTAGCGTTCACTCTATCGACCTGCATGTCATCCTCCGTTGTTTGTGCCTCGCTAAACAGTATTGCATCTTTTCACACTAAATACAATTGCGTTGTTTGGGCCATATTTGCAACATTATTGCGCAACAATCGTGCTTGTTATTTAGTTGCGCGTGCCTGGGCATCGCCTGGATATGCTCAACCGTACGTTATATTATAACACTGTGAACGCTCCAAGCGCGAGATTGATGACGCATGCGTCATAAAGCACGATTATGCACCATATGTAGCGTGCGTGCTCGATGTGCGAGACTATTTGTAGTGTTTTTGATCCCCACGCAACAATCTTACAAAGACCGGAGTGGGGATGGTGTACCCCCGCCTTGCCAATCTCTCAGAATTTTTCGCCCACCCAAAATGAGGCGAGAACGATCCAGAACCCCTATTGATTTTTTGTTTATACTATGCCATGTTTCGATACTCCAGTATGCCCAGGAGGCAGTTCTGCCCAATCTAACAATAAAACTACCCGAAGTTGCTGACATGGGCCCCGCCATGCGCGCACTAAATGAACGGCAGCGCAAGTTCGTAATAGCTTTTTTCCACACCGGGAAACGCGGGCCAGCGGCAGCTATGGCCGGGTACGCAACACTGAACATTAACCAGGCTGCCTATCAAGTTTGGCATGACCAGAAGGTCCAGGCCGCCTTACGAGAATTCGCGCACGGTAGCCAGATTGGAACTTTGATACCCGAAGCCTTCAAGGTGTTGGAGCAGGCATTGTCTGGAAATGCCTCGAAAGAGCAGTTGAAGGCGGCTGGCATGGTCATGGACCGCACGGGCTTCCACGCCCTGGCCGAAGTGAAGGTCACGCACGAGGTTCAGTCGCGCGAGGAACTTATCCGCCAGGTGAACCGCGACGCCACGGCGCTGGGGTTGAACGCCAAGGAACTGCTGGGCGGTGCTACGGACTTCGTCACAGACGTGGAGTACAAGGAAGTGACTGGCCAGGAGCCGGAGAGCGAACTTGCTGGCACTGGCCTGGAGGATTTGGAATGAATGCCGCTGAACTCCGAGACCTTGCGGATACGGTCATCACGATAGCGGTCTGGCAGACCCGCGTGTCGGCCTTCACTGCCGCTGGCTGTCCCAATCTCGCCGCCGAATGTCAGAAGATGATAGCCGAGTTGAACGCCAATCTCATGGCTCAAGAGGCGAAGCTGGCGTCGGGAGCAATCGTTTGATCCTCCCGGACCTTAGAGAGATAAACGGTCTTATCGCCAGGGAACGCAGGCTTACCGCGCTGCTGGCCGGGACCATTCCGCGCGGCACGAACTGCGACCTTAACCTGGTGCAGACCGAAGTCTGGTACGTGCGCAAGCGTCTGGAAGAAGTGAACGTGATCCAACATGAATAGCGTACCGAAGAAATCCCTGGAGGAAATTGCGCGGGTGCTGGCGGAAGCGAAAAAGCTCCGCGACACCGGCAAGATGTACGTGTTCCAGCCGTATGAGAAGCAAAAGCAGTTCTTCTCTCTTGGCAAAGCACTACGCGAACGAATGTTGCGCGCGGGCAACCAGGACGGCAAGACGACGGCAGCCGCGTACGAGACCGCCTGTCACATGACCGGCATCTATCCGAAGTGGTGGGAGGGTCGAAGGTTTGTGACCAAGGCTCCACGCGGCTGGGCTTGCGGCGTATCGAGCACTGTCATCCGCGACACGATACAAAAGTTGCTCTGCGGCGAACCTGGCTCTGAGGAAGACTTCGGCAAGGGGATGATCCCGAAGGAACTGTTCGTGCGGAAGCCGTCAGCCGCGCACGGTGTCGCCAACTCTTACGACACGGTGCACGTCAAGCATTCGTCGGGCGGTACCGCATCGCTCACGTTCAAGTCTTATGAGCAGGGCGTCGGCAAATTCCAGTCGGAGAGCCTGGACTTCATCTGGCTCGATGAGGAACCCTCCGAGGAAATCTATTCGGAGTGCCTGACCCGCACGACGGCAACGGGCGGCATGATTTACATTACCTTCACGCCGCTCAAGGGCTTCACTCCGCTCGTCCGCAAGTTCATCAAGGAGAAGCCCAAGGGCTGCGGCGAAGTCCACATGACCATCTTTGAAGCCCTGCACATCCCGGCCGACCAACGCGAACAGATGATCGCTTCCTGGCCAGCGCATGAGCGGGAGGCACGTGCGAACGGTATGCCGTTCTTGGGCAGCAACGCGGTTTTTGAAGAAGTAGGCCGGGAAATGATTTCAGCGCCGATCCGAGCCTACGGCGAAAAGGTGCTGCACAAGGACATCGGCGAGATCGATACCGCTTCGTGGTTCAAGATTTGGGGCGTGGACTTCGGCATTGGCCATCCCTTCGCGGCGGTGTTGCTCGCGTGGGACAAGGAGTACGACACGGTCTACGTACTGGACGGCTTCAAGGTCGGCAGCCGTGACACCAAGGAAGCGGAAGCGCCACCTGTGTGGCCGGACGGGCAGACGCCACCGCCGCCGCCCCGTTACCACGCCAGCCGCATGAAGCAGATTGCGGGCAATGTACCAGTGGCCTGGCCCCATGACGGCCAGCAACGCGACAAGGGCTCGGGCGAGCAGTTGGCCAAAATCTACAAGCGCGAGGGGCTGTTGATGATGCCCACGCACGCGAGCTTCCCGGACGGCGGCTACTCGACGGAAGCGGGCGTGATGGAGATGCTGGTACGGATGCGCTCCGAGCGCTTCAAGGTGGCGGAAAGTTTCGAGGCTTGGTGGGATGAGTTCCATTCGTACTATCGCGACAATGGCCTCATCGTGAAGAAGTACGACGATTTGATGAGCGCGACTAGGATAGCGGTGATGCAGATACGGTCCGCGAAACAAACTTCCCTTGGCAGCGGCAAGCCGGTCGACAAGCGCGGGCGCGGGAACGATGGCATGTGCCGTGACATTGACTTCGACTTGAGTTAGAGCAATATTCTTACCGAAATTTAGGATGCCCTAATGCTATCCTCGAAAAATGCCATGCTCGCGCAATCGGCCACGTCCAGCCTTGGCTTGGGCGATCAGCTTCAGGCGCAGGTCGAAGCCGACGTGAACGAGCGCAAGAAAAAGCTCATGCAATTGGCTGGCCAGAACCAGGGTCAGCAGGCGTATGGCCCGGCGACGCAATCTTTGTTCAACATGACATCGGGAGCAGGATGATGGCTGACCTAACTTCTACCACGCCGGAAGAACGCTACAATTTAGGATATGCCCATGGGAGCAGTGGCGCAGCACAATCCCCCGAGTTGAAGGCCAGTCCCGAATATCGTACTGGACACCAGCAGGGCACTTTGCAGCGTTCGAAGATGAAGGACAAAGGCGTGGATGCTGGAAACGCGGCCAAAGACTTGGGAGTGGCATAATGGCTAAGAAAACAGACAAGGACTACGATTGGAACAATATGTCCCTGGATCGGTCTGTTGAGGAAGCTTGCTCGTTCATGGGCTGTGACGGCGTGGAGCACGGCGTCATGACGAGCGAGATCGTCGATTGCCTCCTGATGCTCGGTCATCCGGGCGAGCGCATCGCACTCGGTGTTGCCGTCTGCGCCCTGGCCGATACGCGCGGCACGGTTCAAGTCATGGGGACCGGCAAGCGTCGTAAACTCATTGGCGTCACCTGGACCGGCAACAAGGATGTGCAGGAGCAGTGGAACCGCCATTTGTGGCACCTGCCGCTGTGGGCGGAAGTCCACCTGACTTCGGTCCTCTAGGATGGCTCGTCGCTTTGAAGATATCGAGGTAGCTGTTCGCTCGCGCAAGCAGTTGGCGCGCGAGGAAGATATCCTGCATGACACCTTCCAGGAGTTCGCGCAGCTTCAGCTTATCCGCTATACCTTCGGAGCGCATTGGGAGGAGATTGCGGAGCTAATCGACCCGCCGTCGAAGAACACGTTCATGTATGGCAACTTCAACTGGCCTGGCCAGAAGAAGTCCGAGCGCCAGATCGATGCCACGGGCATGATGGCCCTGTCACGTTTTGCCGCTATCTGCGACAGCCTGTTGACGCCGCGTAACATGTTCTGGCATGGACTACAGGCCGACGACGATTATGTGATGAAGCAGCGTGGCGTCCGGCTATGGTTTGAACAAGTTACCAAGATACTCTTCAAGTATCGTTATCGGCCGGAGGCGAATTTTAGTGCGCAGAACCAGTCAATTTATAAGAATATTGGTTCTTACGGCACTGGCGGTGTGTTCGTTGATGCCTTTGATAATAGTCTGGGCGGTAGTCCGGGGCTACGCTACAAGCAGATACCCCTTGGCGAGTTATTCCTTCGGGAAAATCATCAGGGGTTGGTGGACGGGTTTACGCGCTGGTTTCGTCTGACTGCTGAACAGGCGTATGGGAAGTGGGGCGACCGCATTCCTGAAATCCTGCTGGCTCCGCTCAAGGCCAACAGCACGACGGTATTCAACTTCCTGCATCGCGTGGTGCCGCGCA